CTATATTTTATTGATTGCGTCAAGTTTGAATGGAAGTTCAATGTGTGTATAAACTGTCTCAGTCACACCTTGCCCTTTGTGGCCAACAATCTTTTTGATGATTCGTTCATCAACACCTGCTTCAGTCAGAAGAGATACACACGTATGCCTTGTGTCGTGTGGTCTATGTTGGAGCTTCAACTGCTCCATCAAGGGTGTCCAATAACTGTCATAGTAATTTCTATACAAGAAATGCTTGTCATCAGGAGTGCAAATAAGATATTCACAATCCCTATTAATCCAATATTGAAAAAATTGAACAACCTTTTCAGCTATTGGAACCTCTCTGATTCCTGATTCTGTCTTTGATTCTCGAACGTAGAACCATCTTTCATCAAGATGAACATCTTCTTTTTTTAAGTCAAGCAGTTCACTGATTCTGACACCTGTATAAATAAGCATCAGAACCACGGAATAATATGTGTTAGAATCTTTAACTTTCCATACCATATCGACTTGCTTACGACTAAATGGCTTTCTATTATATGCATTAGGATTTCCGGCTTTAGTGATATCAACATATCTGACCATATCCCTTTTGTCTGCTGTGACAATTTCATGCATCACAGCATAGTCATACATCAGACCGAACATGATTTTCATTTTTTTTAACGTTGGTGTGTTTTTTCCGGATTCATCAACAACCTGTTGCAAATGGTCAAGTTTGATCTCCACAAATTTCATATCATGTAATTTTGCACATGTTCTGAATGACGCTTTATATCCTTTAATATTAGATTCAGATACTTTTGGAAAATGTAGCTCAGACCACTTTTCAAATACTTCAGCAAATGTGATAGTGTTATGGTGCAAATCATAAGGGTCTTTATTGTATTCAACAAGTGCAATCATTGCTTCTTTTCGTGTCTCATAATATCCGATAAACTCATAAACCGGATAAGATTTTTGCTTCTCTTCATCAAATGTCCATCCTGTAGTTTTTCTCGCAGCCCAAGGCTTCCTTCTGTTCCCAGATAGCTTATAAACGCTTCCAAATCCATTCGGCAAACGCATAAATAACACATCCTTTCTTAAAAAATTAAAATTGGGTATAAAAAAGACACCTAGACATTGTAAAGGTGTCAAAAATGTGATAATATATAAATGCTTTCAGAAGTGGTATATTTATCACTTGCGAGCCGGTTCTTGCATTGCCGGCTCTTTTTTTGACTATTTGTCTAATTTATAAATTTATACATTTATTGAATTTCTTCAACTTCTCCAGTGCTAATATTTACGATTTCATCAGATAAGACCATACCGGAGAATAGCGCATTGGCGTCGTGTTCTTCGCCTTTTACATATTCAAAAGTAGTGACTGAAAGTGAATCCTCTGTGATCACGGATACTTTTGTGGTTGTTTTTAATGAAAAGTCGATAATTGCGTGAATTTCATCATCTGAACTGAACATTTTTTTGTAGTAGTCAATAACGTAGTCATTAATATCTACGCTATCAGATGTCTTAGCAAGTCGCCAATTTCCTGTAACATCATTTCGGACACTATCAGAAAAAATAATGTTAACATTATCAATATCATAGGACCCTGATGCGACTTTTGTATTGTCTGATTTTGTTGCCTTTTCTTTCTTGACTTGTGTAGTGCTTTCAGAAGCAGTCTTGCTCGAAGTATCAGAATCTTCAGAAAAAAGTGAGCTTAAAATCGGAACCACAATAAAGAAGAATATTAGTAGACCAATCACTAGTTTCTTATTGTTTTTTATTTTTTTCATAAAATCCTCCTTTTAGTTAAATTTTCCAAATAAAAATCTGAAAAATTAATGTATAATAAAAATAAAAAATATATAAGGTGAGTAGATGGAATTACTGATTTGGCAAATGCGAACAAAAAAGGGCTACTCATGCAGAAAACTAGCAGACAAAAGCGGGCTGTCTAAATCGACAATAAACAATATCGAGAACGAAAGGACATCGCCAACTCTTGAACAATTAGAAACAATCGCATCAGCTCTAGATTGTCGCATTATTGATTTATTTAAAGAATAAAAAGTTAAATCTTAAAAATTCCATCAAATTCCTTATTTTTTGTCCAAGATTATGGACATTTCAAAAAAATATAAAAAAATTATAAATTTACGAAAGAATTGAACCTTTTGTCTGATATAATTTCAATATCAAACGAAAAGGGGGTTAAACACAAATGACAATGAAGGAAAAAATCATTGAAAAAATCAAAACAGTAGATGAAGATAAGCATTTAAAAAAACTTAAATACATATATACGCTACTGTGTGAATTATTTCAATAAGATTTAACAAGAAGCTGGAGAAGTATTAATCTTCTCCGGCTTTTTCATCATCAGATAGCCCGCATAGCTCTCTAGCCTTTCGCTCTAAGAACTCCCATTCTTCAACAGTTAAGTTAGATAGCATTGATATGAAGCGATTTTTAAAGGAATCACTTTCTTCATCAAGAAGCTGCTTCGTTAATCTTGCTAAGTCTGTGTTTCTGTCAACAGTGACGAACATATCACCATTCCCTGAAAGTAGCCATTCCTCATTAACATTAAACTCTCTACAGATTGAATAAATAACTGCAGAACTCGGAACATTATCACCTGTTTCATATTTGGCGATGGTAGTTCGCTTGCTTCCAATTCTGTCGGCGAGTTCTTGCTGTGTTAAGTCTAAATATCTTCTTAACCGTTTTAAACGTTCATTCATCTTTACATTCACCACCTTTCCTTAAATATAGAATACAACTTAAATAACTAAAAGTCAATAAAAAATGTGATTAAATGACAAAAAGTGAATAAATAACAAAAAATTATTTGACAAATGTGATTTAAGGTAGTAAGATTGTGACATAAGGACAAACGAAAGGAGAAAAAAAGACATGATGCAAGAAAAAGAAAAAAAGATATTAGAAAATTTTGCTTTGATAATTCCCAAATTAACAGAAAGCAACAAAAGCTACTTATTAGGATTGGGCGAAGGAATGGCTATGAAGGTTAATAAAGAGGAGAAGGAGAATGAAAAAAAATAAACATTCAATATCAGTCAATGAAGCTGCGATTATCATAGGAGCATCACCCCAATTCGTAAGAATTGCAATGCAAAGGCAGATCCTTGATATTGGAGTAGCAATGATGATGCCGGGCTCGAAGGAATACACATACAACATATCAGCAAATCGCTTAGCTGAATATTCCGGAAAAAATATAGAAGAAGAATTAGAAAAAATAAGAAGTGAAGAATTTGATTTAGCAACATACTAAGAAAGGAGATGCAAAATGAAAAAAATAGGAAAGTCAAAGATATACATAGAGATTACAGACACGAAAAAGATAAATGCAAGAATGGGAGATTTACATATCATCAAAGATATAGCGATAGGACTGCTGTTAATTCCATTTCTTAAAAATCTACTTGCAGCAGCAGTCATAGCATATCTATTAGTGTTAATCGACTGTGAGATTTATGCCAAATAAAAAAACGCCCCTTACCCGGACGCTTTTTCAAAAAAATACCGAACATGCGAAAATTCGGTTGAAATATTAAATTTCTTAAAGAAAGTATAACATTTTTCAGCCGTAAAGTCAATCAAAAACGCCGATATCAAGGGCGTTTGGCACTTGTTCAAACTATTAACTTTAGAACATCTGAAAAGGAGGCTGATAAATATTTACTATATTACAAAAACGATAGAGGGTGATGTGATCCGTATTCGAAAACACTACGGAAAGAGAGCACCAAATCCAAACAGAACAGAAAAAGCAGAACTGACTACAGAAGAAATGGAAAAAGTTAATCAAAGGAATGCTGAGAAGAGATTAACTGCATTGATTAACTGCAATTTCTGTGAAGGAGATCATCACATAGTGCTGACATATAGGAGAGACAATAGGCCGGTGGTTAATGAAGCCAGAAAAAATATCAAGAAATTCTTGAGACAACTGAGAAAAGCATACAGAAGAGAAGGAACAGTTCTCAAGTACATCATGGTAACAGAATACGAAAACAAGGCCATACATCATCATATCATCATTAACGATTTGATATGCGGGAATACATTAAGAGAGGTTCGAAAGCTGTGGAGCAGACACGGCGGAACGAATGACAAACCTTTGTACAGTATGGAATTTAGTGATTTGGCTACATATTTCATAAAAGAAACATCAAAAACGTTCAGAAAACACGAAGGCAACGCAAGGCAGAGATACAGTTGCAGCAGGAATTTGATTAAGCCGGTAACGACTACAGAAGTTATAAGAGCAGCAGCTAAGTGGCTACGAGAACCTAGGACGCCAAAAGGCTACTTTATTCCACGTGACTCTATTTATAACGGAACAGACTGGGCAGGAAGACCGTATCAGGAATACATATTGATACGACTGTCTAATAAGGAACCGCCGAACAGCTGGAGCAAAGAGGATAAAGACAGATGGTACAAAAAAGAATAAGGAGGAAAGAAATTGGAAGAAAAATTTAAAGCAAAGAACGTTGAAAGCATCACGTTCACAGTTAACTACAGCGACGGAACGAAAAAGGAAGTCGAAGAGGGAGTGATGTTCGAATTTATTGGTCAGGCGATTAACATATACGTCGGAACACATAGAGCAGCAGCCTTAAGAGCACTTCCGAACGCATTAGATACAGCAATAAAGGAATTGGGATTGAAGATGGAGGGGAAGATAAAAGTAAATGTTTAGAGGAAAGTCGGTAATAACGCAAGAATACATATATGGATATTTATGTGTCGCGAGAGATAACAAAGGGAATGAGCAGACACAAATATTAGTCCCGGACAATTTCATTGGATATAACAAGATGTATGTCGTCGAAAAAGATACGGTTGAAGAAGAATTGAGAATGCGAGACATAAATGGAAAAAGAATATATGAAGGCGATAAAATTGCAATCGAAATTGGAAAAGAGGGAGTTGTACCGGTGCAACAGCGTAGAACCTGCGTGGGGCAGGCAGTAATGCACAAAGGATGCGAATGCATCAAGGTTAAACAGACAAATGGAAGCATATATATCCAGCTACACATGGCTAAAAAAATTGAAATTATTGAAAGCCACGGCGACGAGGATAAATGGAAAGAGGTGAACGTATGAAAGAAATCATCAATAGAAAAATGTATAAGAAAATAAAGACAATGGACAGAACCGAGATGGCGGAATATCTAACTAATTTGTATCAGGAAGGCATTAATGCAGGAAGGAAAAGAATGGTGACGCCGGAGCAGATTAATGAGGAAATTAAGAAAGTCAAAGGAATTGGCGAAGTAAAAAGACAAGCAATAATGGAAAAAATAACACAATTATATGAATAAAGTCAAAGTCAAGGAGGAAATCAAGATGGAAAAGAAATTTGGAATATTTAACTCAGTTGAAGAGTTGAACAGAGCAGCAGCAGGACAGTTAAAAGAAGGAGACATTGAAGCACTAAAGGAATTAGCAAAAGAAAATGGGATAGATGCAGACGATGTTGAAGACTATGTAGACGGATATACAGATGAATTGGCGACGCTTCAGATGGCAGTATTCGGAAAAATTAAGATTGAAGAAGAGGACATAAAAAAGAATAAGTCAAACATTGAACAGATGGCTATGAATGTTATATCAACTATATTAAAGACGATATGTACAGAGCAGAGCATGGCTGTTGAAGTGATGAAAAAAGAGGATGGAATACAGAATATATATAGTGCTATGCGAAGCAAAGCTGAGAAGCATAAGCAAGGCAATGTGGGACTATCGTGTGGAACAGATAGACAGCTGCAAGATATCATTAGAAGCTATTATACAAAGTCAAAAGAAGAATTTGAAAAGACTTTAGATAGTCTGTACGACTAAAAAGGGGGCAAAAAGATGAAGTCAAAGGAATTAAAAGAATTAAAAGTCTTAAATATGACAGATAAACAGATTGATAAATTTAATAAGATGAACGGAGCAGGAAGAAGAAAGACGAATATTCGGACAAAAAGCAGCAGTTGGGTGTACAAGTACGATTCAGCAATTGTAGCAGCAGTCGAAAAAGGAATTTTGAAGATTGCAATCTTCAAAAGAGAAGATATTGAAAAAAATAAGAAAGAGCCGGTAGCAACGATGTTTATCGACAGAGAAGATAAGGAATGGAAGACGTATATATATGACGAAGATAAATGGTCAAATGCTACGATATTCAATTTAGTGTGTCGCAAAGTATCATTTAATGCGTATGACGAAGAATATACATACACAGATGAATTAACAAATAAGGTCGTGAAAGAATATTTGAATGAAGCAGGAAGTGTTAAAAAAGTAATATATAACTGGCAAAATTACAAAGGAAATAAAAAGAGAATGACAGAGATACAGCAGATTGACAGCTTCATGGAGAGTGTTCCGGAAGTCCCAAGGGACTTTGAAAAATATGTGTGGAACACAGTGTTCAGAAATGAAGCAACATTTATATTCATGAAAGCTGGAAAAGTGGATGAAGGGTACTGTACACACTGCAGACAAATGGTGCCGATTCCGTCAAAAAAACCAAAACATAATGAAAAAGGAAAATGCAAGAAATGTGGAACAGTAGTCACATACAAGGGATGGAATAAGCAGGAAAGCATAAATACTTCACGAAGAATAAGTCTAGTTCAAAGATGCAACGAAGAGGAATATGTACTAAGAATATTTGAAGCGAGCGAACGTTACAGAGATAGAAATTGGAACAAATCAGACAGACATATTGGCGAAATATACAGATACAGACTGAACAGATGGTTTGACAAAGTAGAAGTATTTGAACATGGAGAGTTCAGGAGAACAGGAGTCATAAGATGGTGTCATGAAATTCCGAAGGGGATGGGATACTGGTACGGACCATCAAGCGAAGGAATTCCGTATACAAAAAATCTAAAGAGAATATTGAAAAACTCGCCTATTCCGGAATCTCAATATATTCCAATTGCGGAAATTTTGAAAAATGCAGACGAAAAGCAATATATTGAACTTGATAAAGTACTGCAAAAATGCAACAAATATCCGGACGTTGTAGAAAAGCTAGGAAAAATAAAAATGTACAGAATTTGTAATCAGATTTGTAAAGAATATAACTTTCCGGATGAACTTAATCAATATGGAAGTAAGCTGAAAGAGATATTGGATTTGCCAATGGAATACATAAAGCAGGCAATACAAATGAACGCAGACAGAAAAGATATCATGATTATGCAAGCAGCAGTCGTAGCACAAAAAGATATAGCAATGAAGAATATCTCAATAGAGCAGATTGATAAGGTAAGAGAATACTTTAAATATACAGACAGAAGCAGTCTGATAATACTATTTGGAAAAGGAAATTTAACAAAGACATTAAATTATCTGGACAGGCTAGCGAGAGAAACAGAACAGCCGGATAAAATAGCAATCGGACGTGATTACAGAGATTATTTAGAACAGCTAGAAAAGTTACAAATTCCGGCAACAAAGAAAAATAAATTCCCACAGAATTTCTACGAAGCACACGAAGAATTAACAGAAATAATAGAAGAGAAGGCAGAAGCAGTACGAAAGTTAGATATAAAGCGAAAGAATAAGGAATTGAAAAAATTGGTAAAAAAATTAGAAAAACTATACACATTAAATTCAGAGGAGTACGAAATAGTCTGGCCGAAGTCAAAGAAAGACTTCGTCGTTGAAGGTCAACTTCAGCATAACTGTGTTGGCGGATACTTTGACAGAGTAGTTGAAGAGAGCACAGTTGTATTTTTCTTGAGAAAAAAAGAAGAAATGAAAAAGCCATTCTGCACAGTAGAATTTATGAGAGGACGATGTATTCAATGCAGAACGGCGTACAACAAAGAAGCACCAGCTGAGGTTATGAATGAAATGAAGAAAATAACTAAAAATTACATGAAAAATATTAAACAATTTGAAAAAACAAACTGTAACGAAGTACTAAGTATGCTGGCTTAAAAGCAGCAGTTAACAAAGAAAAGGAGAGAAGAATGCAGGAATTGACAACGATAGATACATATAGAGAATTTAAATCAGCATTAGACATTGAATTAAAGAATCAGGCAGAAGGGTTTGTAAGAACAGGATATCTGCTAAAAAAAGCAAGAGACACAGAAATATTGAAGGAATCAGGCTACACATCCGTAGCTGAATTTGCAAAAGCCGAATATGGACTTAACAAAGATACAGTATCAAGATATATAGCAATCAACGACAGATATGCAGTTGACGGATATTCGGATAAGTTGCAAGAAAAATATCAAGGATATGGAATAGCGAAATTGCAGGAGATGTTGACGCTATCAGATGATGTAGTAGACATGCTGTCGCCTGAACTGAGCAGAAGAGAGATACAAGATGTTAAGAGAGAAATAGCAGAAGAAGAAAAGATAAGTGACATAGAAGTGATGATTGAGCAGCAGGAAGCAGACAGTCAGGATAAGACCATACTTCAGAGAGTAATGTATCAATACTTTTATGATAAGAGGGAAAAATTCATAGAATTGGCAGATGTCATTGAAGGAAAGATTGAAGGAGATACAGCAGTTAATAAGATATTAGATGCAATCATTCCAGCGGGAATAGGACCAATATTTGTGCGAATCAAGGGCGTGGGAAAGATGATGTTATCTTTCCATAACGCTGACAATGACATTGAAATGCTGAATGTGAGAAGCGGAGAACAGGAGACAGTTACATGGAACAGACTCATTGAAACAATTAAGTTACCGTTTCCGGCAACGAAGGAATCGTGGGAGCATCTGTATGACGAAGAATTCGAAAAGACTGAACCGATTAATCATGAACCGAAACAGGTTAATCAGACAGAACCTGAGCAGGTGAAGGAAGAACCGAAACAGACAGAAGTTAAAGAAACATTAACAGAGCATAAAGAAGCCGAAATGATTGAAATACCTGAAGTTGCACCGGTGCAACCTACACATTCGGCTGAGTGCAATACAGAAATAATCGATAACAAAGAACCAATGATGAATGAGCCTATAACACCTGATACAGAAGCAGAAGAATCAGATGCAGCAGTTGAAAAGGTAGAAGCAGAGATTGTATCTGATCCACGCAAGGAAGAAGTTAAAGGATTGGTCAGAGAATTAAGCGATAGCGTTAATGAAGAAAGATACTCAGAAACAATAAGCATTGCACATACGATTGCAAGCAAGGTAGCCCAAATTCTAGTGATTGAAAGAAACAAAGAGGACAGCAACTACTAAATATATATCACGAATCTAATTAACTATGTTTTGTTAGTCTGCTGCGATGCGCAGCAGACGGAAAGGAGAATACTTGAAATTCAGAGTACCCGGAGCACCACAAGGAAAGGCACGTGCAAGAACGTTCTGCGACAGAAGGACTCACAGAATGAAAAGCATAACACCCGAAAAGACGGTGCTATATGAAAATTTGATTAAAACATCATATATAGATGCAGCAGAAAAAGAAAAATTTAAAGGATATTTTAACAAAGAACCTGTACAGATTGGAATATTAGCCATTTATCCAATTCCTCCAAGCAAAAGTAAAAAAATGAAAAAAGAGATGGAATACGGACAGATATTGCCAACAAAAAAAACCTGATGCAGACAACATAGCAAAGGCTATATGTGATGCATTAAATGGAGTAGCATATGGCGATGATGCACAGATATGCAAGCTATGCGTGTCAAAAAGATATCAGGCGGTGGAAGGGTGTACACCATACACATTAGTTGAAGTGGAGGAATTTAAACAATGAGAAAAAAGAAGATATACGCAGTAAAGAAAGATGGAAGATATTTAGGAGACTTTAGTGCAGCAGTAATTGCGAAAAAAATAGGATGTAGCTTAAGTCTGATTAATACAGCATCAAGAAAAGGAAGTAAGATAAAAGGAATATATGAGATAAGAGAGGTAGCAGAACAAAAAGAGCCTGAACAGGCAGCAGTTAGAAAAAGAAGAATGATGATTGTCGGAAGTGAAGAAACGAAAAAAATTACAAGTGCAGGGAGAACATTTAAGCTGCCAATTTGGCATGAAGATTACGAAAATTAGGAGGAACAGAAGGATGAATAAAACATACTGTGACAAATGCGGAAAAGAATGCATAGATTCATTCTGGACAATTGATATAGTTGCTGAAGATGTGAAAAAAGAACAACCGGGGACAGTAACATTCAGTACGGCAATGTACAACACGAGCAGAGCAATGAGAAAATTTTCAGGCAAAGAGAAACAATATTGTGCCAAATGTATCGAAAAAATAGAGGAGTATATAGAAAACATATCTACAGAAACAATAAAAGAAAAAGATACAGAGAAATGTGAAAACAAAGCAGAAAGATATGCGGATTGTGACGAATTTGTTTGTTCGAAATGTGGCATTCATTTGATGGAATGGGTGGAAGTAAGAATTGATGAAGATTATGATGAAACACATTGCGAGTATGAATTTAATTGTGGGACAAAAATAAAGGTGGTGTAATGTGATACGTTATGACGACACAACAAAAAAGTGGTTAAAAAAACAATTACCTAACCAGCAAACAACAGTGATGCAATATAATTATTGCCATCTATATTACAAGCCATCGTTAGGACATAAATGTGCGAAAAAAATTAGTAGAGGAATTAATTGGTATAGAACAAATACAAAGGCAGGTGATTAGAATGAGATTAATAGATGCAGATGAAGTGATTAATATACTTAAAGAAACTGGAATAATACAAGATAATGAACTGGGACATTGTGTAATTGCTGAAATTAATAGAATACCAACAGCCTACGATGTTGATAAGGTTGTACAGAAATTAAATGAACAACAAAATAACAAAGGATTTGGAGGCACGTTACAAGAAATGTTTTACGATTCAGGTTTAGATGTTGCAATCAAGATAGTAAAGGCAGGTGGAACGAATGATTAAGATATTAATTATAGCAATAGTAATCATAGTGATAGCAGCAGTATATTCACTATGTATTATGAGCTCCAGAGACGACAGGAGAAGGGAAAGAGACGCAAGAAGCTGGGACGAGGATTAAAAAAGATGATAACTAAAGAAGACGTTAACAGAATCATGAGCATATCAGAAAATTATCAACTTAGAGATGCATTGATGAATGCCTTGTTTGAAGAAAAGAAAAAGAATAGTATTTTCGAACAATTTTTGAAATTAGAAAATGATTTGTCATACGAATGGTTTACGGATTACTTTCAAGAAAATCAGTCAAATAGAAAAGACTTGATGCAAGATTACACGCCAAACTGCATCTGCAAATTAATAAGTCAAATAGTTAATTCTAATTCAGTATACGACGAATGCTGCGGAATTGGAGGATTAACGTTAAGCGTATGGAATGAAAATAAGGATGCTAGATTTTATCTTGAAGAAATATCTGATGTATCTATAGCAATGTTATTATTTAATTTGGCGATAAGAAATATGAATGCATATGTGAGACAATGTGATATTTTAAAAAATGAAACAATTCAATGCTTTAAGGTAACAAGTGGTGAAAAATTTAGCAAAGTGGAAACGTGTGAAGAGATTAACTTTTCAGTCGATTTAATAATATCAAATCCTCCATACTCACTTAAATTTGAGGATGTTGAAGAAAGTAAATGGAATTGGGATAACAGGTTTATGGGCTGGCCAATGATTCCGAAAGCTAAAGCAGACTACGCATTTATATTACATGGCTTGTCAAAGCTAAATGACGACGGAACAGGGATTTACATACTTCCTCACGGTGTTCTTTTTAGGGGAGCAAATGAAGAAAAGATTAGAAAGCAATTAATCGAAAAAAATCTAATTGATGCGATTATTGGACTTCCGGAAAAACTGTTCTTTAACACTCAAATACCTGTTATATTGCTGATTATTAAAAAAAATAAGCAGTATGAAGATTTTCTCTTTATCGATGCATCAAAAGATTTTGAGAAAAAAGGAAAACATAATGATTTAAAAAATGAAACAATCAGTAAGATTGTCAATACTTACAGAGAAAGAAAAAACGTTGATAGGTTCTCGAATGTAACCACACTTGAAGAAATTCAAATGAATGATTATAACTTGAACATTCCGAGATATGTTGATACGGCAGAGGCAGAACCACCGGTTGATTTAGGAAGTCAGATAAGAGAACTTAACGAAATTGAGAGAGAAAGCAAGAAAAGCTCTAAAGAGATTTGTGAAATGTTGAAAGACTTAGTAGGACCGGCAGAATATGAACAGCACAAATGGGAATTAATGAAATATCTGAACAGAAAAGATGAAGATATGTCACTAATGGCGATGGACATATGGCAGGCTATTGATTTAACGAAAGATGAATTGCTAAATCAAGAAGAAGTTAATCTGACAGACATAGCAGATATTGAAAGAAGTAAAAAAGGAAAGATATATCCTGCAGGTTGTACGTTAATTCAAGTGAGTGCGACCAGAGGACAGATGCAGCTGCTTGAAAAAGAGGGCGCTGTTGAAAGTAAATTTGCGGTAATCATGCCGAAGGATATTAATAAAGAATATTTGTTCGAGGTGTTAACAATGACAATGCCGAGCTTTTTGGCGAGGTATCAGACAGGGTTAAACATAAAACCTGAAATATTTAATTTCCTTAAACTTCAAATTCATAGGGATAGAAAAATACAACAATTTGTAGTTGATGTAATGAGACAGATGTCGAATAGCATTAATAGAGTTGAAAGAGAGGTTGAAGATTTTAAGAATATAAAAAAATATCATTTAGATGGAATGTTCCCAAGCTAGGAGGAGAAGATATGGACAAGCAGCAGTTGAAAGACTATAAGAGACTAAGAGAAGAAATTGAATGCGAGCAGGAAAGATTAGAGATGATGGAATTAAAAATCTTAGGGCTTTCGGCTAGCAACAATTCAGGAATGCCAAGGGCAAGCAGTAGCGAGTATGATAAGATAGCGACGAATATAGTGAGAAAGACAGATATTGAGAATAACTTAGCACGTTTGCTAAAAAAAGAAAAAGAAGAAAGAAACAAAATTGAAAAAGAGATAGATGAACGATTAGAATATCCAGACGAGCGAATGTTGATAAGATTAAGATACATAGACTGCATGAGCTGGAGAGAGATAAGTGAACTTATGTATGCTAAGCGTAGAGACTACTACGAAGAGGAAGATAAGTACAAAAGAAGAGTCTACAGAATACATGGCAAGGCGCTGATTAAATTAGCGAAGTAAAGCGAAGTAAAGGGGAGTAAATGTCATTGATTCGGAGCTTTTATCTGTGATAATGTTAAGATATCAATCTTGATAAATCGATTGAGTACCTCCTTTGACATGAGTATATAAGAACAGCTAGAAAATGGTTCGGCGAATAGCCGGGCCATTTTTGTCTGTGAAAGGAATTAAACATGCTAAAAAGCTGCCAGTACTGTGGAAAGATTCATGCAAGAACATTTGACTGCGGAAAAAAGCCACAGCGAAAGAAAAAATATACAGATAAGGATTCAATTAGAAGCACATACAGATGGAAGCTGAAAGCAAAAGAAGCAAAAGAAAGAGATTTATTTTTATGTCGAATCTGTTTGGAAGAAGGAAGAATCACACAAGAAGGACTTGAAGCACATCATATTTGCCCACTTGAAGAGGACAAGGATAGAGCGTTTGATTTAGAGAACATTCTTACTGTATGTAAAAGACATCACGAAGACTGCGAAAAAGGTAAAATATCAAGGGAATATCAAGTGAATTTGGCAAAAACAGAGCCAAACATACCCCCGGGGATAGCAACTTCCAAAAAATAAAAGACCGGCTACACCGACCGCCCCCCTTTAAATATAAAATATTCCCACATCAGATTTCGAAAAGAGGTGAGAACGATGCCAACACCACCAAAACCACATATTGTATTAATAAATGAAGGCAAATCTCACAGGACTAAAGCTGAGTTAAAACAGCGAGAAGAGGCGGAAAAGGCATTAGTAACCGGTGAGAAATTAAAAGAAAGAAAAGAAGTTAAAGAAAATCCTGTTGCCCACAAAGAATTCAAAAGAATCTCAAAATTATTAAAAAATATTGAGAAAAATGATGCGCTTTATGAGCCAATCATTAACAGATATTGCCAACTTCAAGCTGAATGTAAAGACTTTGAAGAAAAAAGAGAGCAGGTATTCAAGTCAATGCTAGACTTGGAATCAAGTAAAGAAGATTTTGAAAAAAACGACGACATCAAGTCATACTATAAAATGATACTTGATATGCAAAAAAACATGGTTAATATTGATAAGCAGGTTCAATCAAAGAGAATAATGCTCTTAAATATTGAAAAAGAAAATATCATGACAATAGCATCAGCGCTTAGAAGTATTCCTAAGAAGGTCGATGAAGAAGCAACAGACCCACTAAAGGGGTTGAATAAGTATGGCTGATATTAGAAGCAGTAAAGCATATGCATACGCTATGTGGTGCATTAAAGATGCCGGAAAGTATGCTCCCAAATATGTAAAAATTCAGGCTCAAAAGTGGATAGACATTGTTGACGGAAAAGATGATGAAGCATATACAGATGATGAAGAATATGAGAGAGTTGAGAAAATCCTAACTCTTATCATACATCCTGACTTGCATATGCAGTTGATAGACTGCATTGAATACTACGCAGCATTTTTAATTGTAGCAATTTTTTGTACCAAATTAAAAAATGATGAAGGGTTAGATATTAGATATTATCAAACCGGATTGCTGGAAATCGCTAGAAAGAATTTCAAAACATTCTATTCAGCGGTTATTTTTATAATTTTAATGATAACAGAGCCACCGAACAGTAGATTCTTTTCGGTGGCTCCTGATTTATTGAAATCTTCAGAACTTAAAAAAGCCATGAAGAAGTTAATAAAAGGAAGTCCGGCGTTAATCAATGAATTCAAGATATTAAGAAGCGAAATTCGCTATAACAGGACAGAAAATGAGTATATGCCATTAGCATATTCTAAAGACAACATGGATGCATTGCTTGCTAATGCATTCTTAGCCGATGAAGCAGGAAACATGGATGAATATCCGGTTGAAGCAATGCGCTCTTCACAGATAACCCTGCTCAACAAGACTGGAATCATTATTTCCACGCAATATCCAAATGACAACAATGTCATGATAGACGAGATTGACGTAGCTAAGAGGACATTAGACGGATTGATGGAGGATAAACGCTACTTTGCGCTGCTTTATGAGCCTGACGATGAATTTTTGAAAGATGATAAATGGAAAGATGAAGACTTAGTTATATATCAGAGTAATCCGGTGGCCGTGTGGAACACGGTCATTTTTGCTGACATTAAGAAAAAAAGAGCATTAGCGATTCAATATCCAAACAAAAGAGAGAACTACTTATGCAAACACAACAACATTAAATACAAAGGACTTGGAACAGAAGGATACATTGACGTGCTCAAGGTTAAACCTTGCAGAATTGCAGAAGATATGGATTGGTGGGCTGAAAGAAATGTATGGATAGGATTGGATTTATCACAAACAGAAGATAACACAGCAGTAGCAATGGTAACGGAAGACGAAGGAATCATATACGCAAAAATATGGGGATTCATTCCGGGAGAAAAAAAGGATATTAAGTCAGAAAAGGAAGGAATCGACTATGAAAGATTGATTGAGAATGGCGAAGTGATAGCCTGCGGAGAAGAAGTGATTGACTATTCAGAAGTCGAAAGATTGATATTGAATTTAGAAAAAGACTATAAAGTCAAAGTTATACAGATTGGATATGATAGATATAATGCGATATCTTCAGTAAACAAATTTGAAGCAGCAGAATACGAATGCGTTGAGATTAAACAGCACAGCTCAGTTCTACACAGGCCAACAAAGTGGCTGAAAGAATTGATACTTTCACAAAAGTTCAAATACATGGATGCCGTTTATAACTTGCTTGAGAACAACTTCTCAAATGCAAGATGTACGGAAGATACGAATTTAAACAAATATGTTAATAAAAAACGTTCTTCAGGAAAAGTCGATATGGTAGTTGCGTTAATTAATGCACTATATATGCTTCAATTAGAACTTGAAAATAGAGAAACAGATTTTGAAATACAGATTATTTAGAAAAAGGAGAAACAATGAAATTTTGGAAGAAAAAACAGGAAACAAGGGCAGAAACACAGGAAGAAGCAGCAGTTAGCGACTTAATTCAAGCGTTAATCGGAAAAGATGAAATCACTAAGGCAATGGCGTTAGAAATAGCGACAGTATCAGCATCAATTAATCTTATTGCTAACATTATATCAAGTCTGCCAGTACGATTATACAAAAAAGAAAATGACCAGACAGAAGTTATTGAGGACGATAGCAGAGTAAAGATATTGAATGTTGATACAGGCGACACATTGACATCAACGCAATTTTGGAAAGCGTTAATTGAAGATTACTATCTCGACAGAGGCGGATATGCTTATATTAACAGAATTGGAACACACGTAAATTCAATTCACTATGTGAGTCAGGAATACGTAAGCATTATCAAGAATACAGATCCGATTTTCAAGGATTACGACATTTATGTTAATGAGAGAAGATATCATCCACATGAATTTTTGAAGATATTGAAAAAAAGCAAGGATGGATGTATTTCAAAGTCAATCGTTGAAGAGAATCAACTTCAATTGGCAATTGCTTATAACTCAATGATGTTTGAGAACACGCTCGTAAAAAAAGGTGGAAACAAGAAAGGATTTTTGCAGTCAGCAAAGAAGATAAGCAGAGAAGCAATTGAATATTTAAAGGATGGCTTTAGAAAGCTGTATGGGAACAACTCTGAGAACGTGGTCGTGTTGAATGATGGAGTAACGTTTAAAGAGAGTGCTAACACATCTGTTGAGATGCAGCTTAACGAAAATAAAGAAACAAATTCAAGAGAAATCACGAAGTTATTTGGAATCACTCCGGGAATGCTCAATGGAACAGCAAGCACTGTTGAGGTTGATAACGCTATTAAATTCGGAATTGCTCCGCTGCTAAAAGACATAGAAGCGTCATTGAACAGGGATTTACTTTTGGAAAGCGAAAAAGGAATATATTACTTTGCTTTTGACACGAGAGAAATTAACAGAGCGTCAATTAAAGAAAGATATGAAGCATATACGACAGCTTTAAAAGGTCACTTCTTACAGATTGACGAAATTAGAAATATGGAGAACATGGAACCACTTGGAATAGACTGGGTTGAATTAGGACTTAACAGTGTCCTATATAATCCAAAAACAAAGGAAATCTATACGCCAAATACAGATTCCCATCAGGATTTAAGTAAGAAAGGAGGAAAGATAGATGAGAATAGAAATTCGCTCGGATAACACAATGAAGATTAGCGGATATGTTAACGCAGTATGCAGAGACAGTCGGCCAATCGTGACATTAAGAGGAAAAGTCGTTGAGCAGATAGAAGAAGGAGTGTTCAGACGTGCGATTGAATGTGCAGAAGATATAGCACTTAGACTAAATCATTATGATAACAAAGACTATGCTCATACAAAAGATGGAACCTTGAAGCTGAATGAAGATTCAATTGGACTACGAGCAGAAGCAATCATATCTGATAAAGAACTGATTGACAAAGCGAAGAAGAAAGAATTTGTTGGATGGTCTTTTGGTGCATACATTACAAAAGATGAAATGGAAGAAAGAGCAGACAATATTCCACGTCGACACGTAAAAGAGATGGAATTAATAGAAGTATCGTTGGTAGACAGAAGAAAAAATCCGTGCTACACAGGTACAAGCGTGGAACAAAGAGCAGAAGAAGAGATAATCATCGAAGAACGCTCATTTGAAGACGCAAACGTCGAGTTTGAGACTAACACAAAAACAATAGACTATTCAAAGTTTGAAGAAAAAATTAAAAAATATAAAGGAGAATAAAAATGAAAAAGAAAACATTGGAATTTAGGGCAGAAAATCTTAAAGGATTAGCAGAACAGAGAGCATCTTATGTTGAAGAGATGCAGCAGATTGTTGACAAAGCAAAAGTAGAAGAAAGAGCGATTACAGAAGATGAAAAGAAAAAATTTGATGAACTTGATAAAAAAATCAAGAACATTGATGAAACAATCAAAGCAGAAGAAAGAGCAAGAGACTTATCTTTGAACGTGATTTCTACAAAGAAAAAGAAAAAAACAGAAGAGGAAGAAAAAAGAGCACAGGAAGCAGCAGAAGAAAGAGCATTCGTTGCGTTCATTAAAGGCCAGCCTATCGAAGAAAGAGCCGGAGAAATTCAGTTGATGCAGGGAAATAACGGTTCTATAGTTCCAACTCACATAGCAAACAGAATCATCAAAGCTGTAAAAGATATGGTTCCTTACATGACTATTTGTGATGTTATTAACACAAATGGAAAGTTAAGTGTTCCTGTATACTCAGAAGATGATACAAACGCTGTTAAGGCTGATTATGTTGACGAAGGAACTGAATTGGTAGATAACGTGGGTAAATTCACGACTATCGATTTAAATGGATATGTCGTTGGAGCATTAGCGCTCGTATCTAAGAAGTTAATAGCTAACACAGACATCAACGTGCTTGACTTTGTGATTCAGAGAGTAGCAGAAGCAATGGCCGAAAAGCTCGAAGAAGAATTTACTTCTGGAACTACTAAGATTAAAGGAATCATCAGCACAACAAAAGTTGTAAAAACAGCAGCTTCAACAGCAATCACTTATGATGAACTTATTAGCGTTAAGCATTCATTAAAGCAGAGATATAGAGATAAGGCAGAGTGGATTATGAATCCGGCAACATATACAGCGATTTGCAAATTGAAAGATGCAAACGGCCAGCCTTACTTCAAAGAAGACGAATACAAGATTCTAGGAAGACCTGTCCGCGAATCCGATTCAATGCCAACAATGGCAGCAGGTAAAAAGGCTATCATATTCGCAGAACCAACTGGATACACTATCAAAGCTACTACAAGCATTGAATTAACAGTATTAAGAGAAAAATTTGCAACTAAGAACATGCTTGGAGTGATGGCATTCGGAGAATATGATGCAGCTATCACAGACGGAAAGAAGATTGCAGCTTTACAGATGAAAGAAGCATAAGGAGGGCTAAATGAAAGTAAAAGCATTAACATCTTTTACTGGAGTCTTAAGCATGACTGCTAACGAGGTCAGAGAGATTAGTGATGAAGCTGTTCTTAAAGATCTCGTAGAAGCAGGCTTCGTTATTCCAGTTGAAAAAGAACCAGAACCGGAGACAACAACGCCGGAACCGGAGACAACAACACCGGAACCGGAGACAACAACACCGGAACCGGGCGAAGTTGCACCGGTGCAACAGAAAAAAGGAAGGAAAAAGAAAGATGAAGATTCCGGAACTGACAAATAATAACATCACTTCTTTTTTGAAGTTAGATAACTATGAGAATTTGGATGAATCAGAGCAGGAACTCATTAATCTTGTCAAGGAATCTGCTTTTTCGTACATACAAGAAGAGACAGGACTTAGCACAGAACAGATAGAAGACAAGGACGATTTGACAATCGCTTATCTGTCATTATGTCAGGATTTTTATGACAATAGAGCACTACAAATTGATAAGAATATAATTAACAATACTGTTGACACGATTTTGTCAAGACACAGAATCAATTTGATTTAAGGCGGTGATATTGTGAAGTTTAATCCGGGCAGATTAAAGGATAAAATCAAAATTCTTGAAAGAGTTGAGACGACTAACGGACTTGGCCAGACTGTTCAGGAATTAAGAACAGTAAGAAGTACATACGCAGAAGTGATAGATGTGCGAGGGAATAAGTTCTATGATGCTAAAAAAATAGAGCCTGAAATCACACACTTCGTATACATCCGATATTCAAAAAAGAGAATTGAGCAGGATATGTTGATAGAACATCACAACAAACGCTATGAAGTTAAGTCGTGTATAAATATGAAGAATGAGCAAATTCAGTTTGAAATTCAGTGCATTGAAAAAATCAGAAAGAGTGACGAAAATGGATGACTTTATTATATCCGGATTTGATGAACTTCAAGCAGATATGAAGAAAGCCATTGGATATTATCCGAATAAGGCTGAAAAAATGCTCGAAGGTGAAGGCCGAAAATTCAAAAAATTAGCCAAAGAAAACACAAATAAAATGGTTAAGACGAGAACCGGGAATCTTACTAAAGGCTACAGGACCACTAAGGCTACAGGATTCAGAGAAAACATGGAAGTTAACTTCATGGCAGAAAATAAGAAAAACCCACACTTTCATTTAATCGAGAATGGTCATGATGTGTACGCAGGTAAAAAAGGAAAAGCGGTCAAAGTTGGATATAAATCGGGCTATCATATGATACAGAGAACGAAAGAAGAATATAAAGAAATTCTTCCAAAGTCACTTGAAAAAATGCGAGACGAAATTTTAAAGGAGGCAGGGTTGTTATGATGATTAAAAGCGTGGACGTAAAAAAAGCAATTAATGAATTGCTGCATAACACTTTTCCAAATATAAGAATATATGGAAAAGAAGTAACGCAAGGTCACATAAGGCCTTGCTTTTTTACTGAATTTTATGAAAATTCAAGTCAAAAAAATAAGGTATATATCGAGCATACAGCGACTTGCTACATCACGTATCTACAAGAAAAAGAAGATGAATTAGAAGCACTTCAAATTTGGGATGAACTAAAAGAAAAAATTCAAGGAAAGCTGAAAGTAAAGGACAGATATTTGAATATTGAAGACACTGAATATCAATGGATAGGTAAAGATAGTAACATTTTACAGATTGAAATTAATTTGGAATATACAGATACAAAAACAATAACGGAAACACGTGAAAAAATGAAAACAATGAAATTAGGAGGATTGTAAAAATGGGAATGCCGAACGTATCAATTTCATTCAGCGAAACTGCTTCAACAGCAGAACAGCGAGGAGAAAGAGGAATTATAGCAATGATTCTTAAAGATAAAACTTATAAGAATCAGGCAAAAGAATATTTGACAGCAGCAGATATTCCGTCAAATATGCTCACTGCTAACAAAAAGCAGATTGAACTTGCACTTATGGGCTACGAGAATGCCCCAAAAAAAGTAGTAGTATACTTCATTGATCCGGACGCAGTAGCAGACTATAGCAAGGCGTTAAACTACTTTGAGGTTAATAAATTTAACTACATCGTAGCTCCATCCGTGGATACAGACAAAAAAACAGCCGACATTGTCAGCTTTGTCAAAAAATTAAGAGGAAACGGAAAAATGGTTAAGGCCATTCTTCCGAAGGTATCAGCAGACTATGAAGGGATTATTAACTATACTACAGAATCAGTAACAGCAGGAGATACGACGTACACAGCAGAACAGTTCTGCTCAAGAATTGCAGGAATAATCGCAGGAACACCGCTTCGAATCTCTTGTACATATGCTCCGCTTAGTGAATTGACAGACTGCACGAAGTTGACAAGAACAGAGATGGATACAGCGGTCAATAATGGCGAATTTATAGTGTGGTGGGATGGCGAAAAGGTTAAGACTGGAAGAGCAGTAACATCTTTGAAAACTACAACATCTGACAAAGGAGATAAATTCAAAAAAATCAAGATAGTTGACACAATCGACATGATTTATGAAGACATTAAGAAGACTGCTGAAGATACATATCTGGGCAAATTTGAAAATTCTTATGACAACAAAGGGTTGCTTGTTAGCGCAATCATGGGCTATTTTGAAACACTGAAAAAAGAGAAAATTCTTGGAAGTTATTCAGTTGATATTGATGTTGAAGCGAACAGAACATATCTGTTGGCAAAAGGCGGAAAAGTAAAGATTGATGGTGGAGAAGAAAAAGCATTAGAAGACTGTACAGAGCTTGATATCAAGAAGGCTGATACAGGCGATAGTGTATTTATCAAAGCAAATATTCAGATTTACGATGCTATTGAAGATATCACAATAGCTATAGCAATTTAACAGAGAAAGGAGAATAAAAAATGACTTCATATGATTCAAATAACGTCATAAATGGAACTTACGGAGAAGTGTGGTGTGATTCTCAGTACTTAGCAGAAGTTATATCACTTGAAGCTAAGATGTCGTTAGACAAAACAGAAGTGAACAGAATCGGCACACTTTCTAAAGGATATAAAATCACAGGAATCGAAGGAAAAGGCACGCTTAAGTTAAATAAAGTATCATCATATTTCATGGTGAAGTTAGGCGATGCAATTAAAGCCGGAAAAACTCCGGTTTCTGAAATTATAACAAAATTAAGTGATCCGGACGCGTTCGGAACTGAAAAAATCAAATTGACAGGTGTAGTATTTGATGAAGTGACGCTTGCAGATTGGGAAGCAAAGAAGAATGGTGAGGAATCAATCCCATTTACGTTCGAAAGTTTTGAAGTTTTAGAATCAATTCCTTATAAATAAAAAAATGCAGGAGGTAAAAATGAATTTAGTAGAAAAATTAGTTAAGGCAGACACAAACAAGGCGTATGAACTGAAAAAAGGAACATTCAAATCAAAAAGATTAGCAGAGCTAATCGGTGAAAAGGAACCGGTAGAGGTCCAGATAAGAGAAATTCCACAGCGAAAAGTTAATGACTTAATGGCGATGCAGTACTCAAGTAAAGGGAACTTTCAGATTGAAAGAACATTTGACGCTAAGTTAATGTCAATCGTTGAAGGTGTTGTTGAACCTGCTTTGAATGACAAAGATTTATTAACTCACTTTAACGCACAGAGTCCAAAAGCTCTTGCAGAAGTGCTTTTTGGTGCAGAAGTCACAGCACTGTCAGATGCAATCATGGAAATTTCCGGAGTGGTGGATGATTCAGATGTAAAAAACTAATAGAGACGAACGAGGAGGTACAAATAGTGTACCTCCTTTTTCGTCTACATAACTGGGAGCCTGAACGTTATTACAACATGGGATACGGCCAAAGACAAGTGATAAAGCAGATGCTTATGAAGGAATTAGAAGATAGAAGAAAGGAGGGAGAACAGAATGTCGAAGATTATTGACGCCACATTGAGATTTGTTGATAAGTTTACAGCACCGATGCAAAGTGCTGTTGGAAAAATGCAACGACACTCTTCTGAAATGATGAAAGCAGGAAGACAAATAAGCAAATTTGGCAACAGCGTATCAAATGCAGGGAAAAAGTATACTGCAACTATCACAGCACCGATTGTCGGGGCAGGAGTAGCAGCAGTTACCACAGCTGCTAACTTTGAAAAGGGAATGAGCAAAGTTCAATCTATATCAGGAGCAACAGCAGACGATATGGCTAAGTTAACCGAAAAGGCTAAAGAAATGGGAGCAAAGACAAAGTTCTCTGCATCAGAATCGGCGGATGCGTTCTCATACATGGCTATGGCCGGATGGGATTCAAAGCAGATGATGGACGGAATCGAAGGTGTCATGTATTTGGCAGGAGCGACAGGAGAGGATTTAGCCTCGACTTCTGATATCGTAACTGACGCATTAACGGCGTTTGGAATGAAGGCAAGCGACACGAATAAATTTGTAGACATATTGGCCCAGACTGCTAACAAATCGAATACAAATGTATCGATGTTGGGAGAATCGTTCAAATATGTAGCCCCTTCCGCTGGAGCATTAGGATATTCAGCAGCAGATACGGCCACAGCACTTGGACTTATGGCGAATAATGGAATTAAAGCATCACAGGCAGGAACATCTTTGAACTCTTGGTTCACTAGAATGGCTAAGCCAACGAAGGAATCTTCGCAGGCGATGAAAGACTTGGGAATCTCAATGACAGATGCGAATGGAAATATGAAGCCGTTAAAGCAAGTCTTAAGTGAGACAAGGAATGCATTTGGAGGACTTACAAAAAGTCAAAAATCACAGTATGCAGCAATGCTTGCGGGAAAAACAGGAATGTCTGGACTTCTTGCTATAGTAAATAGTTCAAACAAAGATTTTAAAAAGTTGAGCAATTCAATTGATAACTCAAAAGGTGCAGCAGAAAAAATGTACAAGGTTGCAAATAACAATCTAGCAGGTGCTTTGACAACATTAAAGTCTACAGTCGAAAGCATCGCTATTAATTTTGGCAATAAATTGACGCCAGCGGTTAAAAAAGTAACTGGATTTTTACAAAGTGTTGCTACAAGATTTAACAATCTATCAGATAGTCAACAGAATACTATCATTAAGATAGCAGGGCTAGTTGCAGCAATTGGCCCGGCAATGATAATAATTGGCGGACTGACTAGCAAGGTTGGAAAAACAATCATGATGATTGGAAAGCTCGGCAAAGCACTGTCAAACGCAGGTGGAATTATAGGAATGATTTCAAGTCCGGTCGGAATTGCCGTAATAACAATAGCAGCATTAGTAGCAGCAGGAATTTTGTTATACAAAAATTGGGACAAGGTAAGTGCAGCAGCTAAAAAGCTGGGGAACATGATTAATTCTGTATTTAAAAAGTGTGGATTCAATATTGGCACATTCACAAAAAAAGCTAAGAATAAATTAGCGGAATTTGGTGCCAAACTGAAAAATCTGTGGACAATCGTTAAACCGGTAGTGACAAAGATAGGCGACGTATTTGGAACGATATTTAAGGTTAAGTTAGCAGGAGCAATCGGAGCAGCAGCAGGGCTATTCAGTGGATTTGCTAAATCAATCGGAGATGTAGCTGACGGAGTATTTACAGCACTTGGCGGAGTGATTGACTTCATAACAGGAGTATTTACATTGAACTGGAGTAAAGCGTGGGGCGGAGTTAAAGATATATTCGGCGGAATATTTAAATCACTCACGTCTTTAGTTAAAATGCCCCTCAACAGCGTCATTGGAGTGATAAATGGAGCAATTGAAGGAATAAATAAGATTGGTATTGAAATTCCTGATTGGGTCCCAAAAATGGGCGGTAAAAAGTTCAAAATTGACGTGCCAAAAATTCCAATGCTTTATAAAGGAACAACAAACTGGGCCGGTGGTCCAGCGATGATTCATGATAAAGGTGCTGAGATTGTTGATTTGCCTAGAGGTTCGAGAGTATATCCGCATGATAAGAGCTTACAGATGGCTAAAGAATCAGGAAACAAGAGTGTGAAGGTGGTTGTCGAGAAACTGTGTGAGCAGATTATAGTTAGAAATGATAGCGATATTGATAAGATAGCAGATGCGTTAGCACGAAAGCTGGAAGCAGCAGCAGTTAACATGGCATAAAAAGAAAGGAGAAAAAGATGATAACAATCGGAAAGATTAGTGGTAAAAAAGCAATCACGCTTCCTGTTGCTCCGCCATCTTACGAGGTGACGGACGAACAGGATAATCAGACAGTTAATATATATGGATTAGGCGAGATATTGCTGAAAGGCGAAAAAAAGTTAAGAACATTAACGTTTTCATCTTTTTTTCCGGCTCAAAAGTATGCTTTTGCAGACACAAACAACACTCAACCGTGGAATCTTGTTAATAAGATTCGGGAATGGAAAGATGATAAAGAGACGCTGAGAGTTACTATATCGAATGCGATATCACTAAGATGCGTCATTCAATCATTTACATATTCAGAAGAAGACGGAACAGGTGATGTTAAATATACGATAACTTTTCAGGAGGACAGAAAAATAAAAGGCAAAAGAGCTGAGAAAACAGTGACAGCAAAAAAGTACACATGCAAAGCAGGAGATACGTTTTACAAAGTCGCTAGAAAAACGACGGGAAGTACATCGAATGCATCTAAGATTGCTAAAGCAAATAAGATGAAAGTAAATTCTAAGCTGAAAAAAGGCCAGAAGCTGGTGATTAAGATATGAAAATAAAGCAGAATTCAGTTGATATAAGTAAGTATATAACAAGTGTGACATGGAGCGGAAGCAGTGAGCAGGTATCAAGAGAATTGTCGTTTAACATTGCAAATAATCCGACGGATTCGGCGTTTAAAAGTCCAAATCCGGTACTAGGGGATATCATTACATTCTATGAAGGAAAAAGGCTATTTATTGGAATTGTGACAGCAAAAAGTAAGAATACAGAGCTGGGTGATGTCACGATAGATGCAAAGGATTTTATGCATTATTTGATTAGAGACAAATATTCAGGCACATTTAAGAATACAACTGCAGAGAAGATAACAGAGAAGATATGCAGGAATATGGGTATATCGACAAAAAATATTGAAAGAACAAAAATACATATTAAGAAGCTGTTAGCAGATAGCGAGGAAGCGTATAGCGTTATCGTTAAAGCGTATAACAAGGCATCGCAAAAAAATGGCAAATATTATATGCCGATAATGGACGGTACGAAACTGTCTGTTATCGAAAAATGGAAGCCTTCAGGAGTTACGCTTGAGACAGGGAACATCGAAACGGCAGAATATAACGAGAACTCAGACGAGATGGTTAATCAGGTTGCTATTTATAACGAAAAAGGCAAAAAAATAGGAATTATTAAAAATAACAATTCAATAGACAGATACGGAATGTATCAGGAGATATACACAAAAGAAAAAGGCGTAAATGCAAAAAAAGCAGCAGAAAAGCTGTACAAAGGAAGAACGAAAGAAGTAAGCATCACTGCATTGGGAGATATTAGGGCGATGGCAGGACGTAGCATTAAGATTAAGAATAAGGCTACAGGATTAAGCGGAACATACTATATCACATCCGATTCTCATACGTTTGAGAATGGAATTCATAAAATGCAGTTAAATATAGAATTTAGAAAGACGAGGGAATCAGTATGACATCGTATGAAAAAATCATCAACAGAATGAGAAAAGAAGCAAAAAAAGGAAGCAGCGGTCAAGGACTGTGCTACGCTCAGGCGATATCTAATAAGGAGATTCAGATTGGCGATTTGAAGTTAGATTCAGATTTTTTTGTCGTGTGCAAACACGTTGAAGCTATTAAGAAAGATGATGTACTGATATGCAGCAGAATGGATGATGAATATATCATCATCGGAAAGGTGGGTTAAATGTTCCCTTATGATATTGAAGAAGAGGAATTAGACGAAGAGCAGGATCAGGAAGACCAGAGCATTCCGGTTGAATATGGAATAGACTTCAAGAGTGGACAGTTAACAGGTCAGAAGGTATACGGAATCGAAGCCTTGAAGGTGTGGATATGGAACGCATTAGTGACAGACAGATACAAATATGAACATCATTCATGGAATTTTGGCCATGAATTGGAAAACCTGATTGGAAGTTGCAATGACATTGACTATATCAGAATTACCGCGAAAGAAATGATTGAGGAATGTCTGACAGTTAATGAACACATCATAGGAATTGAAGAATTTGACGCCGATACAGACGGCGAAAGTCTATTCTGTTACTTCCGTGTGATAACTGATTTAGGAAATATAGAAGGAGTAAATTTGAATGTATGAGGAAAAGACATTTGAAAACATATTAAATGAGATGCTGGAGCAAGTGACAGATGTAGATACATCTGAAGGAAGTCTCATGTACGAAGCGTGTTCGAAGATAGCGTTGACGCTGGAAAATACATATGCAGACCTTTCAAGACTTTATGACAATCTTAGTATAACAGAAATGGAAGAAGAGTTTTTCGAGAAATTTGCGACAGATAGAGGAGTTAGCAGGATTCAAGCCAGAGCAGCACAGGTTCTGTGTAAATTTGAACAGGACATTAAAATTGGAACAAGATTCAACTGCGGCGACTATGACTACACAGTCATAAGCATATATGACGATTCAGGATATGAATACATAGCAGAATGCGACACGGCAGGAGCAGGACCTAACGCGAATGTTGGAGATTTAGAGCCGATTGATTATGTTGAAGACTGGGAAGGTGGAGTTCTGACAAAAATTCTTAAATATGGAACTGACATTGAAGATATAGAAGCGTATAAGCAGAGATTTAAGGAATTAAGATACAATATTCAGTCATTCGCCGGGAATAAGGCAGCATACAAAGAATATATCGCTAAATACAACGATATATATGGAGGAGTGGCCGATTGTATTGCATTCAGAACTACAGATGGAAAAACAATCAATGTGTATGCTGTTGATTCAGATTACAAAGCACTTAGTGTAGATAAATTGAAATCCTTACAAGAATACATTGATCCGGTTGAATCCTCCGGAGAAGGAGACGGAATAGCACCAATCGGCCATTCTGTCATTATAAAAACTCCGGCTAACATGAATATCAATGTAGCGATTAAGGTTGACTTAGAAGCAGAATACACGTGGGAAGGTGTTAAAGATTCAATCAAAGCAAAGATTGAAGAATATTTGCTGACTTTGAGAAAGCTATGGAGCAAGAATCAAAAATGTATCGTAAGAATATCTCAGATAGAATATGCTGTCTTATCTGTTCAGGGAGTGATTGACTGCGCCAGCGCGACTGTTAACGGAAGTGCTAAAAACATTGAAATCACATATTCAAAAATTCCGGTGATGGGAGAGTTGACTAATGGATAATAATGAAAGAATACTAGGAATTAATGAGATTAGAGAGCTGTATGCAGTTAATGACTTACAGGAATCGGAATTAGAGCAGCAGATTGACGAAGCAGAACAGAATATGCAGATAAGTAGCATGGATATTAATATGTGCAGAATCATCGAAAAAGAAATGGGACTAAAAGGTCAGGACGATGACACAGTCGAACAGAAAAGATTCAGAATACTGGGAATGGAAAATGAGCAGACACCTTATACAGTTTCAACATTAAAGCGAAGATTAGAGCAGATAGTTGGATCAGGAATGGTTGACGTAAGTATATCCAATTCGACGGTAAAAGTTAGAGTCGCATTAATTCAAAAGAAGATGATTGACTATGTTAAAAACATATTAGAGGACATAGTCCCACTCGATATGTTAATAGATGCAGATGTGATGTGGAACACGCATCAGATGCTGAAACAATACACATATGCTCAATTAAAAGAACATAGTCACAGAGAGCTTAAGGAAGGAGAATTGAAGTGAATAACACAGAATATTTAGCATTAGAGCAGCCGGAAGAAACAGAATTCTACGATATTGAAGTTTCAAACAGAAACATGAAAAAAATTGACGAAAAATTCAAGAAAACTGATGAAGAAAAATGTGTATCGTTTTATTCAGTCTGTAACACTGCAGCAGATGTGGCCACTAAAATAGTTGACTGCCCCGGATTCGTCAAGACAAAAGGCTCAACAATCAAAATCGAATTCAAAAATAGTAACAAGGCTGACAACGTGAGATTGAATGTCAATGAGACTGGAATTGCTTCTGTAATCTACAGAAACAGTACCATTGACGCAGATATGCTTGTAGCCGGAAAAATATATGAATTTCTATATAATGGAAGCTCATATACGCTTGTATCACAGCCTGTATATGATACAGTAGGCGGATATTTTAATTTAAGCGTTAACTCGGGCATTACATTAGCAGGAATAAGCAGCAGAAAGATTGCACGAAAAACATATGCTGTGATGGGAACGTTAAATATCAATTTGACTCAGAGTAACTTAGCAGAATTTCAGACAGCATGGAATACATACGGAACGGTTGAGAATTGGTATCAACTGCTTAAATTCAAACATTCATCAACAAAAGAATTAATATTAGACTCACCGCGATATGTAGGCTCATTCCGTGCACATGATAAGACTACAGACGGCCAATTCTACAGAAAGCCACTTAACTGCTCATTAGCAATTGATACGAATGGAAATCTAAAAATGTCAGGAAACGAAGACTATACATTCAAAGCAGGCGACAAGTTACAGATTCCATTTAATTTCAGCTTCAGCGAGTAGAGAGGAGGAAGAACATGGATATTAAAATACAGGTATTAGGTCAAAAAGCAAAAATCACAAATCGCCATGAATTGTACAGCGGAATAGTTGCCATCGAAGGAATCCAGTTCGAATTTTCGGAAGAATGGGCAGATATGACAAAGACAGCTACTGTATACGTTGGAGCATACGACAGGGACAAGGCGGTCAATATTCTTATAGAAAATGATAGAGTTGCACCGGTACAACTTCCTTCAGAATTATTTGAGAAAAATTGTGAACTGTATGTTGGAGTGTTTGGAATAGATGCAGACGGACGCAGATTAACATCATCCGTCGTTAGACAGGAAGTCAAGAGGGGCGTTCCTGTGCAGAATGCATCAGACAATGTCAGCATTGACGTGTATACACGAATCATCCAATTAATGACAGAAGCTAAGGACATCGCAGCAGATTCAGATGAAAAGATAGAATTAAACAAAGAATACGTTGAGCAGGCAAAAGAATCTGCGAACATAGCCGGCGAAAAAGCAGAAATCGCAACTGAAAAAGCAACAGAATCTGAACAAAAATTAGAAGAAATAAAACAAATCGAAGAAAGAGTAAATATAGCTAAAGATGAAGCAGAAGCATTGAAAGAAAGTGCAAGTCTGAGCGAAGAAAACGCTTTAATTTCAGAAGCAAATGCGAAAAAATCAGAACAAAACGCTTTAAAATATGCGAAAAATGCATCAGCAAGCGAAAGCAACGCAAAAAAAAGCGAAGATGCAGCAGCTACATCAGAAGCAAGTACAAAAAAAGTAGCAGAACAAATGAAAAGTGATGCAACAGTAATCAAAGAAGACTTAACTAACACAGCAGACACAAAAAAAGAAGAAATCAATCAAAAAGGCTTAGAAGTCTTACAGAGCATTCCCGATGATTTCTCAAAAGTAAGTTATGCTACACTAATCAAACCCACCGCACAAGGAACAGACATACAGTTAAAAGATGCGTCAGATATGAACGTACAGGAATTGCATTTGTATGGGAAGACGGAGCAAAAGACTACTAAGGGCATACAGCTTTTGAATTTGAAAGATGCAAAAGGTGGAACAGGTGAGGGAGTAACATATACAGTTAATGCAGACGGGAGCGTTGAAAGAAAAGGAACAGCCACAGGATACGTAGGAAACGTATGGCTGAGAGGAGCTTATTATGAAAATACAGAAAATAAGGAAATTTTTCTGATTTTAGAAGCAGGAAAAACATACTACATAAAAGATGTTGTTCTGGTCAACGGACAAGTGAGCGTTACGAGCAAAAATAAGGTTGAAAGTAATTATTTAGTTACAATCAATGAAAACAAATATCCTGAAGGATTCAAAGTCACAGGAATTAGAAATCCAGCACAGACGAGTGGAAAAACTTATAACGATATTATTTATCCGCTTATCGCCGAAAGCTCAACAGCAGTAGATTGGGAAGAATACACAGGCGGACAGCCAAGTCCTAATCCTGATTACCCGCAGGAGATTAAGAGTATCGAAAATCCAACAGTTAGTGTTGCAGGGAAGAATTTATTTGAACCTTCAACAATCAATTATTCATACAACAATTTACGTATAACTGCCAATGTTGATAACAGCCAAAAAAACAGTATAAAAATAAAAATAAATACAATAAATGCAACAGAAGGGGACTTATATGCTCTTGCATATGTGGATATTAATAAATTTGTTAAAAAAATAAAAAGTAATACAACTTATACGATTGTATTAAAAAATCCTCAAAACATTGGTGCCGCTTTTGTTGGAACAATTATAGGAACGAACAGAATAACGAATACGGTTGCTGTAAAATCAAATGTAATAAAGTTACAAACAATAGATGATATTTCAAACAAATCGACCTTTCCATTAGTTTTTTATTTTGCTGGAACAGTGAAGGAAAATGTAACAATAGGATTTGATGATATAGCAATTTATGAGGGCGATTATCCAAATGCAGAGATTGAAGAATTTAAAGAAATCCAGTCAGCACAGCAAACTTGCGAGTTAAACGGAATTGACGATGTTCGAGACGAGTTAATTGTCAGAGCGGATGGCACGGGACAGTTGATACAAAGATTGCTAGAAGAAGAATTAAATGAAAATTCAAATTATGTAATCTGGTATGCAAATACCAACACCTACGGCTTTCTAATGAAAGGATCCAAATGGCTTTTTCGAACAAACAAAATAAATATTAAATCTAATAAACTAAAAGGAATAACCAAGGAAGTTGGGAATCCTGGGACATATGATAAGAATGGTATATTTGTCGACACGGCGGGATTGTATATCAAAATTTCAAAAAAATATTTGACCGAATATACAGTAGATGCATTAAAGACATATTTAAGAGATAACCCTATTACTGTTGTAGGACTACTTAAGGAGCCTATAGTTAACGAACTGTCAGCTAAACAGGTTCAGGAAGTCATTGCACTTCATACAAACAAACCGAACACAACAATATGGAATGACCAGAACGCAGAGATGCAGATTACATATGTAGCAGATGCTAAGAATTATATCGACAGTAAGTTCACGGAATTAAGTAATGCAATAATTGCTTCAGCAAGTGAAGCGGAATAATATAGAAAGGAGAAAAACAATGGCAAAATTTAGTCTTAGAAAATTCGTAATGAAAACATTAACAGCAATGAAGGACGCAGGAGAGGATGAATATAAGGTAATGCAGTATGCATTAAAGTATTATGAAAAAGGTGTTCTCACTGATGAAGACCTTGCAGAAGTTGAAAGTTGGTTCGAAGAAAAGGAAGAACCTAAACAGGAATCAACAGACACGGAAAACGAGCAAAACGAAGAGTTAGTTAACTAAAAACAAGAAAAGGAGAAAGACAGCATGATTCAACTTGTAGGCGTAGGAATATCATCAGTAGTAACGCTCGTTGTGTGTATGATTAACAATCACTATCAGCAGGACAAGACTAGAACATTAGTTGAATACAGAATTTCAGAATTAGAGAAGAAAGTTGATAAACATAACAGCTTAATTGAGCGTACATATAAGTTAGAAGAACGAAACAGCGTGCTTGAGCAGGAAATTAAAGTAGCAAATCACAGAATAGACGATTTGGAAAGGAAGGAAAGTTAATATGCAGAAGAAAACAGAAAGATGGTTAAAAGCAGCAGGCGTTAGAGCAGTTAAAACAATGGCTCAGACATTTATAGCGACAATCGGATCAGCAGCAGTATTGGCAGCAGTAGATTGGAAGGTAGTGGTATCAGCTACAGTCTTGGCAGGAATATTAAGCGTGGCCACTAGCATTGCAGGATTGCCAGAAGTGGAGGAATAAGACATGAAGATAAATGTACATGCAGGGCATAACCCGGATGGAAAAATAGCGTGCGGAGCAGTTGGATTAATTAAGGAATCAACGCAGGCAAGAAAAGTAAAAGGATATGTTATTAAACATCTGAAAGCAGCAGGGCATACAGTGTACGACTGCACATGCAACAATGGAACATCTCAGAGTGATGTGTTAAACAGGATTGGGGCAAAATGTAATGCACACATGGTTGATTTGGATGTATCAATTCATTTTAACAGCGGAGCAAATGACAGAAACGGAAACGGTAAAAATACCGGGACAGAAGTTTATGCGTATGACAAATCAAGTGATTCATACAAAGCTGCTGAGAATATTTGTAAGGAGATTTCAAAACTGGGATTTGCAAACAGAGGTGTAAAGACAAGAACTGACCTTTACGTATTAAATCACACAGCACCGGCACGTAAGAAAGCACTTTTAGTTGAATGCTGCTTTGTTGATGATAAGGACGATGCAAATCTTTATAATGCAAATAAAATGGCGCAGGCAATTGTAATAGGAATCTTAAATGCATTCGATAGTGGGATAAAGAAATATTCAACCAGAAAAATAAACACATTCAACGTAAAAGGTGAAAAAGTCGGAAGCATTATTAAAGGGACGACATGCAATGCAGACATGTATCGCTTTATCAATGGCTATCTGATGGCTCACAGAAAGAAAAATGATAACTGGGTTAAAGCTAAATATATAAGGTAAGAATTTGATAAGAGGAAGCATGTGCTTCCTCTTATTTTTTTTACCCCAATATAATAAAATAAGGGGAAAATATCGAAAAAAACGTAAGGAGCAGCAGTGTGTATTATTATGTTAAAAATAATCAAGACAAATATAAATAATTGTTAAGATACTACATTGTAGTATACTACAATGTAGTATATAATATAATTACAAGATAGATAGGAGGTACAAATAA